CCGAGGGTAAAATTAGGGGAAGTACTTTTGTAGGTGCTTATGGTGATGAAATAACCCTATGGCCTGAAACCTACTTTAAAATGCTAATGTCTAGACTTTCTGTAGCTGGTTCTAAGTTCATTGGAACTACCAACCCAGACAATCCCCAACACTGGCTAAAAGTTGATTATATCGATAAAATTAAAACCCATATCCTAAAAGACAGAATTAATGGTAGAGTGTTTAATTGGCCTATTGAAAGAAATACTCATTTACCAAAAGAATATATAATTGATATTAAAAAGGAATATACAGGACTTTGGTATAAAAGGTTTATATTAGGCGAATGGTGTGTAGCAGAGGGAGCAATTTATGATTTCTTTGATGAAGAATTACACGTTGGCAAAAATATGCCTGATGCTAGGTATCATATTGTCAGCGTTGATTATGGAACAGGTAATCCCACTTCTTTCGGTCTTTATGGTGTCAACCCCAATACAACTCCAAAAATTTGGCGAAAGCGTGGTTACTGGTGGGATTCGAGAAAAGAGAGCAGACAAAAAACAGATGCAGAGTACGTAGAAGATATGGAGGAATTTTTAGGAAAAGATACTCCAGACGAAATAAAACCCTATAAAGTAATAGTTGATCCAAGTGCCGCCAGTTTTAAATTAGCCCTCATGAGAGCAGGGTATTTTGTGGTTGATGCTGATAACTCAGTTATAGATGGAATCCGCACACAGGCCTGTATGCTTCAAACTGGGCAATATATGATTGAAGACCATCCTTCAAATGCACCATGCATAAAAGAATATTATGGCTATATTTGGGATGCCAGAGCGGCCAAGCAAGGCGAAGATAAACCCAAAAAAGAAGGGGACCATTGTTTAGTAGGGGAAACTTTAGTTGATACCGCAGAAGGTCAAGTTATGATTAAAAACCTTATAGGTAAAGAAGGGTTTGTTCATTGCTACGATACAACAACAAAAAAACCTACCATAAAACGATTTTATAACGCTCGGAAAACTAGGGAGAAAATGAGCGTTTTTAAATTAAAATTAAAAAGCGGGAAAGTTCTTTATTGTACTAGTGATCATAAAATATTATCTTTGGACAAGTGGAAATTAGCAGAGCATTTGAACCAAGGAGAAAAAGTTGTCTCAATCACAAATCATTTACAGCGGTATAAAATTCAACCTAGATGTAAAAACAAATTATTATCTATCATCAAAAAAAATTGGGGGAAAGCGAGAAAGGCTACATCGTTTTGTTTATCGATCTTGGTACGGAAAAATACCCGATGGTTACGAAATTCATCACAAAGATTTGAACAGATTAAACAACCATTTATCAAACTTAATAGCCTTATCCCGACAAGAACATTTGGGAATTCATTCGGAAAATATTACGCCCGAAAGACTGCAACAAATAAGGCGGATGCAGAAAAAAGCAATATTGAAAGCAAAAGAATGGCATCAATCAGAAGATGGGAAAAAATGGCATTCAAAGCAGGGGAAGCTGATCCACGCAAATATAAAGAAAATAAAGAAAGATTGTGTCGTTTGTGGGAAAGAATACGAAACAACTATAATTCACAAAAATCGCTCCAAGTACTGTCATCAAAATTGCAAAGCGAAGGCTTTACGGATGAGGTCGAAAGCTTCACAGATACAGGTATAATAACGGATACTTATTGCATGACCGTTGATGATGTACATAATTTTTCTGTTAATGGCGGGTTAATTGTAGCAAACAGCATGGACGAACAAAGGTATGTTTTACATACAGAATTTGGGGTAGACACTTTGGATCTTAGATTATTAACCACGATGTAAAAATTATGATTATTATGATCATAGTCATAATTATTCTATACTTAATTTTAATAAGCTTTTAAAAGGGAAAAAATAATGGCCAAATCAAATTCTGAAAAAAACGATGCAACGATAAAAGCTAGAATTGCGGAAAAATTAGATGGTTGGGCCAATATGCTCACTGGTTGGGGTACTCAAGGGATAGACCGTAGTGTTGATAATACCCTTCAAAGAAGCCTTTTATTAACCGAGGAAGAGAATAGAAATTTATACAGAACTGATTTTGGGGCTAAAATTGTAAATCGTCCTGTCGATGATATGATTAAAAATTGGTTTGACATCACAAACGATACAGATGGGGACATAAATAAATTCCTTTTAGACGTACTAAATGCCCAAGAAATATTTAAGGGTGGTTTGACTTGGGGAAATGTTTTCGGTGGCTCCATAGTCGTTATGCTTATCGATGATGGTACGACAGGCCGAGATGCTTTGGAACAACCATTAAATGAGGCTAATATAAAATCAATCAAAGGTTTAAAAGTTTATGACCGTTGGAGAGCTACTTGGCAATCTGGTTCGGATCTCTATGAAGAACCAACAGACCCCAAATTTGGACAACCTAAATATTATCGTATCACCCCATTAGAGCCAGTCCCCATTGTTCAATTCAGAGTACACGAAAGCCGAGTATTAAGATTTGATGGGCCCTTAACAGATGACAGAGTACGTTCTGAAAATAATTGGTGGAATGATTCTATTTATCAAAAAGGTTTTAAAGCCTTAGGACAATTAGAACAGACTTATTTTGCTACCTCCAGTATAATTGATGATTTTATTCAATCAGTTCTAAAAATTGAGAATCTTCAAAATTTAGTCGCATCTGGACAAGAGGACGTTGTAAAAAAGAGAATGCAGATTTTAGATTTAAGTAAACATACTATCCACACAATGTTGATAGATGCTAAAGAACAATATGAAAAAAGTGCCTCCTCAGTTGGTGGGCTACCTGAATTGATGCAGGAATTCCAACAAAGGGTGGCAGGGACTTATAATATCCCAATGACTTTATTTATGGGTCGTTCACCGGGTGGAATGAATGCCACGGGTGCCTCAGATATAACTCTTTATTATGATGAAATAGGAAATCAACAAAGATTACAAATGTTGAAGCCAGCCCAAAGATTAGTTTATTTAACCATGCTTGCTAAAGAAGGGCCAACCAAAGGTGTGATAATTGAAGATTGGAAAATTGAGTTTAATCCATTGGGTGAACCATCTGAGAAAGAAATTGCGGAAACTAGAAAACTTCATTCTGACACCGATAAAAATCATGTTGAGATGGGTTCTTTAGATCCAAATGAAGTTAGAAAAGCTCATTTTGGTGGGTCTGAGTATTCAAATAATATCCAAGTTGAGGGCGAATTAGAAACTCCCGAGCCACCACCAGAGCCTCAACCATTACCCAAAGCAGATGAAAATGAACCGACTGAAATAGTCGGGGACCCAGTTGCTCAAGGTGGAGTGACTAGCACCGTTGATGGCCATAAACACGATTATATGATTTCGGATAAAATAAGGGGTACAGGGAAAACTTCTTTAGGTGGTTTAGGAGAAACTAAACACATTCATGAGATTGTTAATTTTACAGTTCAACCTTATCATGGCGTTAATGGGATAGCTCATAATCATGATTTACCGACATCGGAACCAGTAGAGGAAATCGACCCATTCAGGGGATAAGATGGATTTATTCAAAAATGATAGAGAAGAAACCTCAGCCTCATTAGGGGCTAGTACAATCCTTTTATTGTCGGGTGACTCTAGCGCAGTTAAAAAGAAACCACCCAAAAGACAGCCTGCTTGGTTATACCCATGGTCAGCAGAAAGAAGGTATTCACGAACTTTAGTTAAGCATATGGATAATATCGGAAAAATTATTTTAGATATTTATATGCCCCATTTGGAATCGTTGACAGAGGAAAGGGATTTGCTAAACCCTGGAATTGTTCAAAAAGTAGATGATTATGCAGAGGCTGCGGAAAGGTTATCTGAATCAGCAAAATTAAATGTTGAAAATTCACCTAATCGAATAGTCAAAAAATCCGTAGCGATGAGCATAGCCAATGAGGTAAATGTTTGGAATTCTAAAGAATGGCAGAAGCAATTAAGAGCCGCATTTGGGGTTAATGTGTTTAATAGAGAACCTTTTATTAATGCCTCTATAAATTCATTCACAATTGAGAATGTCGCATTAATAACCAATATGGAAGCTACAGCATTAAACCAAGTTGCTGGAGTAGTTCAAAAAGGATTAAGGCAAGGGGCATCAGCTCCAACTATCGCAAAGGATATTCAAAAAAGAATTGATGTTTCAAAATCAAGGGCCCAGTTTATTGCTAGGGACCAAGTCGGTAAATTAAATGGAGAACTCACAGCACTTAGACAAACCAATCTAGGGGTCACAACCTATATTTGGAGAACTTCACAGGATGAAAGAGTAAGGGCCACTCATAGTGCTCATAATGGTAAAAAATTCCGTTGGGATAGACCACCATCTAATACTGGGGCACCTGGCCAAGATTACCAATGCCGTTGTTATGCTGAAGCTAATTTTGACGACATATTCAAGGAGATAAATGAATAACCCAATAAAACCAGAGCTATTGGACGTTTTTAAAAATATAGAATTA